TAGTATTACCACACCATGTGTATTTTTAAAGACTAGTTCAGTTGACCCAACCAAAAGCTACTGTGGTGGATGTGGTTGTGGAGATAAAGCCCATACATGGTTAATTAAAAGTTCTGATGATTACTCAAAATTAGATTATCCAATTTTAAATTGCCCAATGAAAATGCCTGGATTTAGTGATTATGACCCTAATTTTAAACCAATCGAAGTTAAATTGCGAAAAGAAATGATTGAAGCGATTGATCCAAAAGAATTGGAACTTATTCAAGTAACAATAGGATCGAGTGACGAAAAAGAAGAGATGATTGAAAAAATAAATAAAATCATTGAGAATTCATAAATATTTCTATGGCAATTACAACTAGACAAGAATTCATTGATTTTACATACAGACGACTAGGTGCACCAGTAATTCAAATTAATATTGATTCTGAGCAAGCTGAAGACCGTTTAGATGAATCATTAGAATACATGCACGAACGTCATTTTGACTTTAATGAACGTGCACAATTTGTTGTACCTATCACAGCCAATATCATAGCAAATAAATATTTTGATGTTAGTACCTTTGGATATAGTATTGGTGCACAACCAGTTACATCTGCAACTACTGGAGTTACATCATTTTGGCCAGCAGCTGCAGATATCAGAACGATTAGCAAAGTATATAGTCCAAGTTCTGTTGTTGGTGATTATATGTTTGATTTGAGATACCAGATGACTTTATTTGACTTCTTTGGTTTGTATTTTAATCAAAGTGGTTATTCGCAGGGTCCTATGGGTTTGTATATGGAAGCAATGACATATATTCAGATGATAAATGATGTATTTAATTATCCATCATCATTTACATATACAAAAACAACAGATCGTTTATTTTTAGAAAGCGAATGGGCAAATATTAAGCAAAATCAATATGTTATGGTAGAAGCATATGTACAAGTAAATCCAGACTATTATCCAAAAATATGGAGTGATCGTATTTTTCAAAGACATTATTCAGCATTGCTTAAAAAACAATGGGCACAGAATTTAATGAAATATACTGGTATGCCTTTACCTGGTGGGGCACAATTGAATGCTCCAGCCATAATGCAAGATGCTATACGAGAACTTGACGCAATTGAAGCAATGTTGCTAAAAACTCAGGAACTACCTGTAGACCCAATGATTGGTTAATATGGCTATCAACCCTTATATCAATAGTACCACGTATGGACCCGAGCAAACCCTTATCGAAGATATAACTGTAGAATTGATTCAAGGTATTGGTCAGGATTTAGTATATGTTCCCCGTAAATACTTTGAAATAGATAAGATTTTTGGAGAGGATCCATCTTCTTCATTTAAAAAAGCATATACCCTAGAAATGTTTATTCAGTCCTATAAAAGTTTTGATGGGACCGATGTTATTACTCAATTTGGGTTAGAAATTAAAGATAAGATTACTTTAGTTTTTGCACGTAAAAGATTTAAACAAGAAGTTACAGATATCGATTCTACTATTATTAGACCCCGCGAAGGTGATCTGATATATCTTCCTTTATCAAAATCATTATTTGAAATTAATTTTGTTGAACATGAAAATCCATTATACCCATTAGGAAAATTGTATTCATATCAAATAACTGCAGAACTCTTCACTTACAGTTATGAGAAGATTGATACAAATAATGCAGCAATCAATAGTCCATACACATCAACAACAGGATTGTCTGGAGCTCTGCATATTCCATTGGCAAATAATCTTGGTACTACACTTGGTATCAATGATGTATTAAAAATTGAAGGAAATAGTTATGGATTTGATCCAAATAACCCATTTATAGCATGTGATGAACCCGGTAACCCATAAGGATTAATATGTTTGGATATTTTTACAACGAAAATTTAAGAAAGCTTGTAGTTGGATTCGGCTCTTTGTTTAGCAACATTGAAGTTGCTCACATTGATCCAGATACGTCTACTAGTTTTAATATTCGTGTACCTATCCATTATTCTCCACAAGAAAAATTTATTCAACGTTTACTCCAACCATCATCAATAACTAATGGTACTCGTATTGAAACACAATTGCCAATTATAAGTTATATCATTAATACTATTGTTCCAGATCCTACCAGACGATTAAATCGTATGCAACCGTTGTTAAACCTAACAAATGCTGGTGGTGTATGCCAATCTACTGGTAGCCAAATCAAATCACAAATTCCAGTAAATGTATCTTTTAATCTTTTTGTATATACACGCCATACAGATGATATGTTACAAATCGTAGAACAGATTATGCCATATTTTGTTCCAGAACATGTCATAACCATGAACATGAATGAAGTACAACAAGATGTTCAAATTCCAATTGTTATGGTTACCAACAGTTTAACTGAAAAATATGAAGGTGATTTAAGTAGCAGAAGATTAAATATTGCATCATTTCAGTTTATAGCAAAAGCATGGATTTTTGGTGAAGTAAAAGCAGCAACAGCGGTTAATACATCTAATAGTGGTGTAATTTTTGAAGATTAAATATGCATATTAATAAAAATTTAGTTAAGTTATTTGATGTTCCTGATACTGCAATAATTGCAGAACCAAAAGCAGCATCTGGTGGTACTTTTGATACTAATAATTTTCAAAAAGATTATGAGTTTGTTCAATCCAATTTAAAAGATTTGTTGGGAAACGGAACTATAGCATTGGAGAGTGCATTAAAAGTTGCTACAGAATCAGATAGCCCCAGAGCATTTGAAGTTGTTGCTATTCTTTTAAAAACTATGGCAGATCTAAACAATAATGTTTTAGATGTACATAAAAAAGCAAAAGATACTACCGCATCTAATACCAAAGTTTCACAAACAAATAATTCAGTTTTTGTTGGATCGACCAAGGATCTTCAGAACCTCTTAAATAAAGATAGAAGCACCGATAAAGTAATCGAAGCAGAGGTTGTGAATAATGAGTCTAAACAACGGTAATCAAGGTTATAGAAATAATCCAAAATTAAAGCCACCTGGCATTGATATTCAGTATACTAAAGATCAACTGGAAGAATATGTTAAGTGTGCTAATGATCCTGTATATTTTTGTAGTAAATATGTAAAAGTTAAAACTCTTGATAAAGGTATCATGCCTTTCAAGTTATATGATTACCAAGAAGAATTTGTAAAACAGATTCACCAAAATCGATTTGTTATCTCAAAATGGCCTCGACAGTCCGGAAAGTCTACTTCGGTTATTGGATATATTTGTCATTATGTTACATTTAACCAAAGTGTAAATGTTGCCATTCTTGCCAATAAATTAAAGACAGCAAAAGATGAATTATTTGCTAAACTTCAATTAGCCTATGAAAACCTACCACATTTCTTACAACAAGGAGTAGTAGAATGGAACAAGACGAGTTTTAAATTGGAAAACGGGTCTAGAGTGGTCTGTGACGCAACTTCGTCTTCAGCGATCCGTGGTGGCTCTTATAACCTATTGTTGTTAGATGAGTACGCATTCTTACCTTCACATATTGCTGAAGAATTCTATTCTTCGACTTATCCAACCATTTCGGCAGGTTTGACTACTAAGTTGATAATTGTCTCGACTCCCAATGGTATGAATCACTTTCACAAACTCTGGGTTGATGCAAATAGACCAGAGGGACATAAATCCAAAAATAGATTTGTACCCGTTGAAGTTGATTGGACTCAAGTTCCAATAACTCCGGGTGGTCCTAGAAGAAATGCCGAATGGGCAGAAGAACAGATTGCTAATACCAGCCAAGAACAGTTTAACCAAGAGTATGGTTGTAGTTTCTTAGGATCTTCAAATACTTTAATTTCATCAACAAAATTAAATGTTCTTGCTCCAGAAGAACCGATTTCTGAAAATGTAGAAGGTCATAGAGTCTATGAAATTCCACAACCCGATAAAATTTATTTTTTACAAGCCGATGTTTCTCGTGGTCAGGGGTCTGACTATTCTGCGTTTACAGTCATAGACGGGACAAGCACACCTTATAAGGTTGTTGCAACCTATAGAAATAATACAATTAGCCCATTTAATTTTCCAACAGTGATATTTAATTCGGCAAAAGCATATAATAATGCATATGTTTTAATTGAAACAAATGACTTGGGTGGTCAAGTTTCCAATATTTTACACACCGATCTTGAATATGAAAATGTATTGATGACAAAAGTAATGGGTCGTAAAGGACAAATATTGTCTCAAGGATTTGGTGGTATGGGAAAAAATGAAATGGGCATAAGAACTACCGCCCAAACCAAAAAAATTGGTTGTGCTATTCTTAAACGGTTAATTGAAGAAAATAAGATTATATTAAATGATGAACGTATTATTGTAGAATTAATGTCATTTATTTCCAAATCTAATACATATAAAGCAGAAGACGGTCAACACGATGATTTAGTGATGAGTTTGGTGTTTTTTGCATGGCTAACTCGACAAGAATATTTTTCTGATTTGATTGAACAAGCACAATTTAGTTATGAGGATGCCAAAAAACCAGAAGATGACAATATTTTATTCATGCCGTCTTCACATTCAGAAGATGATGAAGGAGAATACGTTCAAGATGGTGTGATTTGGTATCCTAGTTAAAATGCTAAATATTTTGACATCATAAGGAAAATAAATGCCATCACTTAGCTCCTTTATTAACGCAAGCCAATATTCTACTGAAAGCACCACTATCGATTTGTTAGGTGGTATGAAATTGGGTTCAACATACGCCGGACTTACTTTTAGTGGTATTAGCGGTGCAGCCAGTATAGATCCAGGTGGTCTATTTGGTTGGTTGGTATATGCTAGAGCAAATCTCTATACTACACCAAAGGGCACTACCTCAGATACGTATATCGTATACACAACACCACAAGAACTTGTCGGTGATTTAAACCAATTGTCTGGTATAACAGCTTGTTTAATTTCTGCTCCAACTGCAGGTGGAACCTTTGGATTTTTCCAAACAGCTGGAACAGTTGACAATAAAGTTCAACTTACACCACGACCAGCTGGAACAGATTTTCTTAACGCAATTAATTTTCTAGCATATGGTAGCACATTAATTCTTGTTGGTGATCCAGTTGGATTTGATAATTATATTGCAGCTACAGAAAATTATTTAGATGTTATTGTTGGACAAGAAGCCAATACTGCACTATGTACTTGGTTGATCGATCAACCATA